CTCTGGCTGTGTTAATCCAAACAAGTCTCCATTATCTTCAAGCCAAGTATTAACTGACTCTTCGGTAATATCATCCAAGTCTTTTAGGATTAATCGTTGTGCCTTTGGATTGACACCCTTCTTTTCTAGGACTTCTTTGACTGTACGCTCACGCTGCGCTTTGGATAATCCCTCAAGTTGCTCAGTGAGTTCTTTGATACGCTTTTCATCGTTGCGCTTGGCTTTCCGTAACTTTTTAAGTAAGTCACTTCCATCCATCTGCACTTCGTTGTCGGTATCTTGGTCGTCTTCGTCTTCATCCCAGTAGTTGTTGCTCATAGCAACCCACCCTTCTATTCGTTTGAATCGCAAGCCTCAGGTTCTAGTCGGGGAACTAGGCTGGCTCTTGCTACCAGTCTTATACGCTAACGGGGCTGGTGAGTCCGTTAGGATTTTAGATTTGTCCTGCGGTTGTCTTATTTTTAAGACTAAATTGTGATGTACCAGGTCCGCCAGAAAAAGTAGATGTTTCGCTTTGCTTTAAACGCTCACGTGCACGTTTAGCAGAAGCCAATCCCTTAAACTGTTCTTCTTCACCTGTTGTTTTATTATATGTAATGCCTTCTTCTTTATAAATAGAACTAAGTTTTTCTGCTGTAGGTAGATATTCAGCAATCTTGCTATATCCAGCAAGTGCCTCTGCTCTATCAATACCAAGACGAGCAAGTTCTTGTGCCGTACCAAGGCTTGTTTTGCCAAGTCCTTGAGTAATAGATGCTGCACTAATTTCAGCAGTAGTTACTTTCTCTTTTAATGTGTCAATACCTTCTGCTGGATTTAAAAAGTACTTAACTAAATCGGTATCAGTAATATTATAAAAAGCCTTGAGTTCATTTTTTACATTTGCATCTGCCATATTTACACGTGTAACTACTGTCTTAATGCGGTCTTTAAACTCAACTGCTGATATGTCGTTACCAATAACATCAGCCATTTTTTGCTGACGAGTAAGGCGGCTAGTAGCATCTGTTACTACACCAAAATAATCAGATAAACCATATGACCTAAGTGTTTCGCTATAGTCGTTTTCAAGTTCAAGATACTTATCTTCGCTAAGAACGTTAAGTCCTTTTGCTACACGTAGTTCATTGCCCTTGAATCTATCTTTATAAGCCTGTTCAGTCTTAAGTTTAAGTTTAGCCTGTTCAACACCAAGGTCGTTTTCCATGTACCCACGGATTACAGGAACTAAACTTTCTAGACCATATAACTTAAATGCTTCTTCAAGTAATGCATATGCATCTTTTGTGTTTTTGTCAATTTCTTTTTTGACAACAACTGGAGTGCCATCAGAGTTTAAACCTTTTGCAACATTAAATGCTTCTCCAGCAACTCTTTGTTCTGGGCTTAATGTTCCACCTGCAGCAATAACGGCAGCAGCATCTTTACCTAGATTAGGACCAATCATTGGTCCAATCTGCTGGTCGGCAGGTGCTGGATTAAAAGTAATTGTTGGTTTAAAGCCAACAACTGGTGAGCCGTACGGAATAGATGTTGACTTTGCTGCTGCTGATTTGGCTGCTGCTTCTGCTCTTGCTTTTGCTTCTGCTGCTGCTACTTGTGCTGCTCTAGCAGCAGCGGCTTTTTGTGCAGCAATAGTAGCGGCATTAGCCTGTGCTCTTGTAAGACCATCTCCTGGTGCTATAGCCATTATGCCATCAATCCGAACGACTTAAGAATGTCAGTCGCATAGTTAGCGGCTTCTTCTTTAGCGTTCTTTGTATTAGCCCATATTGGGTTTTGACGAAGTCTCTTATTAAAATCTGTCATAGATAGATTGCCAGTTAATCCATCTTGAATATCTTTATCAAAGACATCAATGGCATCCATGTTTAGTTCAAGTGTCTGTGCCTTCTGATAGATATAGTTACCAGCAAGTTCTTTGACGCTTACATCATTTGAAATCTTGTCTGCAATAGCAGCATACTGTGGCTGTGACTTAGCAATCTGTAGAATCTTAGCCCTAGTTGCGTCTACGTTCTGACCTTTTTTAAGGTTAGTTGCTACGTAACTCATAGCCTGTTCTTTAGTAAGAACAACTCCATAGTTCTTAGCGTATGCAAGAATAGAGTTTACATCTTTAGCCGCCGAGCCTCCAGCACTGAGCAATGTATTGATATCGCTATTTTGAATAGCCTTTCCAGCAACCTTGCCAAGAAGTAAGGTTTTGTCCAGGTCAGACATAAGTTCACCAGTAGTAGTACCACCAATTTTGTTACCTTCAGCGTCATACTTAGTAGTAGTAGACTGAACTGCTTTCTTTTCTGCATCACGAAGTAATTCATAATATGCATTCTCTTCTTCTTTGGAAGCATTGCGTCCTACGTAAGTCATAAAGAACTGGTCAGCATCTTCTGCTGCGTCTTGACGCTTAGTTATAATGGCATCATATGTAGTCTTTGATGTTGGCTTAGCAGGTTTAAAGCCACTATCTAGGTAGTCAATAAAATTAATTGGCTTCTTAATACCATTGATTGTGTAGTTGTCTACAGTTTCAATTGAGAACTTACGCACAGTATAAAGCAAACTTTTATTAAAGTCTTCTGCAGATACGTCACGCTTGTTGTATGTTTCTTTTGACAAGCCACCAGTCTTGTATAGTTTATCAAAGAGTTCATCCATACCACCAGGACGAGCAGTTGCATCTACAAGCATCTTCTTACGAAGAGCATCAAAATCAGTAAGTACTTCTACATCAGTATCTACACCTGCAGGTTTTTCTTCAAAGCCACTTTTAAGAACTACGCTAGGCTTTTTGCGTGCAGCACTAGGACCTACATAAATGAAGACTTCACCGACATCATTCATAACCATTGTCTTACCCGTTTGAGGGTCAACGGTTACGCCAGGATAGCCACCCTTTATTTCATTAAATCCTTTTAGGAATGGGTCTTGTTCTTCTAGTTTTCTCTGCTCAACAAAAGCATCTTGTTCTTTTTTGGCACTAGCCATTTGCTTTTTAAGTTCTACTTCTTCAACATTAGTATTAAGTTCGTAGAACTTACCACCACTCATGTAACCAAGAAGGTTATTAGTTTCTTTATCTATAACCTGATTAACGAAACCAAGAGGAATACGCTTATCAACGCCATAGTTAATAACTGATACAACGCGTGAATTAGCGGGCTGCTTTGCCATTGTTATCCTTTCGGTATCGCAACATATGTGTCACGTGAATAGTAGTTAAGAATTGCACGGAAAATTGCACGATTGGCTTCCTTAAGCATAAGGTCACCAATAGATAAATCAGCAATTATTTCTTCAATTTGTTCTTTACGATTACGCTTAATCTGAGAAAAATTGGTTGCTCGGCGTGCTGTAGAATCAAGTGAAAGATTAATAAAGTCACGAATTTGTGTAGTAACATTAAGCATCTTTGCACGTGTTTCTTTTGGCAAATTAACATTTATATCTACAAGCATCTGCTCCATGCTAACAAGCATGCGTTCTTCTGATGCAACCTCATTACCACCAGCAGTCAATGCTGCCTCAAGCAACGGGTTAGAAGCCTTCAATGCTGCACGGCGATTAGTAGAATCTTGAATGATAGCCCTGCGTTCAGAAATGCTAGATGTTTGTCCAAGTATTTCACGCTCTTGACGACCAATTTCGTAGTAAGCCTGCTTGTCCTGAGACACAAGAACATCTGCGTAATATTTATCTACATCTTTATCTTTGATAAACTCTGCTGCTTCTAGCCAAGCATATGTAGCAGCATCAAACTCTCCTACATAAGGAGCCAAGATAAAGGCTGCTTCGCCATATGTCTTAATCATATTCTTGTTTTCAATAGCCCAATTCTTTAATTCCTTGGTCTTTTGAATAACTGTATTAGTCTGCTTCTCATCACGTGCTACTGTATAGACCAACTTGTTTGGATTCTTGCCTACAAATGTAGCAAGTGCCATCTCGTATGGGTCTTGAACATCGCCATTGTATGTCTTCATAACACCATTGACTAGGTCGTAAAACTCTGGACGTAGTCCTGTAATTCCAACATCTTTTAGGTAGTCTGGAAGCCCAATACTCTCTTGCATAGATGGAGCAAGTGGTGACAAGAAACCAAGGATTGAACGCATAACAATAATGTTGTGAGCAGATATACGAATTTGTTTTAGGTATTCATACTTTTCTGCTTCTGTAGCATTGGGGTCAATACCGCGTCCTTGAGACGCGTTATATGCAATTGCTGCCATAGCAGCAGTAGCCTCTTGACGATTTTTTTCATCCTTGTTAAGGATAGTCCAAGCCTTTTGCACTGATGCAGGAACAATTGCACGAACAACATCCATGCCTTCACCAATATTACCTAATGCATAATTGTCTAGTTCTTCACCAAACTTTTCTCCTGCTGCACCAGTCTTACCTAGCAAAGCCTTCATTGTAATAACACCTAATGCTGATATAGGTCCACTCAATGTAGGTAGACCAGCATCAGGGCTGAATGATGGGTTAGCCAACTTTAACTTCATAGTAAAGTCATTAAAGATAGGTTGCTGGAAAGCAGTATTACCAGTAAGTGTACGCACTGTACCATCAACAGTTTTAAAAATTACGTTATCCATAGGCATCATTACATATGGGTCGCCCTTAGCGTCATTATGAATGAATCCAGATGAATCTAATCCAAGATGCATCAAACGAATACGATATGCAACACGTAGTGGCACATCACGCATACGATAAATACGGCGATGGAAGTCTTCTGTAGCACGATAGAATCGGCTTACGTTACGTTGTGCAAGAGCAAAGTTAGAACGAATAGATGGGTTATCTGCAAACTTAAGTACTGTATCTGCAGCCTGCTGTGTAGCAATCTGAACATATCTACGTACTACCAGTTCAGTAGCGTTCTCTGTTGCTGCTTGAATCTTCCATTTAGGTGGGTTATCACCTAAGTCAGCAATTGCACGCTTGACTGCCTTAGCGGTTTCTTCTTTCTGAAGAACCATAAGGTTCTTACGAATGCGTACATAACCTAACATTACTGCAGGTTGACGGAAAGCCGCAGTAACTTGGCGGTCCATTAGTTCAAATGCACGATTACCATACTTTGATAGTACGCTTTCTGCATCATCAGTTAGACCTTCAATACGCAAAGATGTAAACATCTTACCTTTAGGCTGAAAGCCTTGGGTAGCCTTTTCAAAGTCTTCAAATGTAATAGCCTTAGTAGACTTGTGCCATTTATCAGCAATAGGTATTAGACTTTTAGTTTCTTCATCTACCAATTGTGTATGACGTGACTTAACAGCATTAAAAAGTTCATCATTAAACTTAGTAGCAGAACCATGGAAGGTTGAATATAGGTCAAGAAGGATACGGTCAACTTGGTCAACAACAATATCTACTTGACTAACACCACGTTGTGTAAGTTCGCTACTGCGAGATGACATTTGAATAAATTCTTTGACAGCCTTAGGGTCAACAATAACATAACTAGAACTTGGCTTAAGTAATTTAATGCCGTTTTCGCCAATTTCTTCAACAAGTTCAGTATTACGGCGAATACCAATAGCGGCAAGCGCTTCTTCTTTAGCCTTACGAAAATCAGCAGCGGTTCTTAAACCATTATTAGCAAGAAAGTTAGTTGCAGGGTCAAACAAACGCTTTCCATCTGCACCATCTAGTGACTTAGCATTTCCATAGAAACGCTTAATCCAGTTTTCAAAGTGAACTACTGTTATACCACGACCACCAAAAATTTTTGCTTTTGCCAAATCATCAGTTAATATAACTTTACCACCACGACCAGACACTGCATCAAGTTCTTTGAGCATCATGTCATAGTTGTTAGGGTCAATAAGTTCTTCTACAATTTCACGGTCAAACTTGCCTGTAATGCTAGCAGCACCAGCCATAGAACGTGTAGCAGAGTTAAGAAGGTGTGCACTATGTGCTAAACCTTCAACAATTAAGTCAGCCTCTAGGTCATCAGCACCTTTACGGAACGGCATTGAAGCATCTTCTGCCATACCAAATGCAACGTCAAGGCTGCGAACCATATCTTCGCTGATACCTTGTTGTTTAGCAATTTGTGCACGCTTAGAAGCACGGTCAGCAAGTGTTAAAGTTTCTGATGTACGTGTTCCGCCTAGCCATTTCTTTAATCCTTGACGAAGTGGCTCTGCTGTTTTGCTACCAGTGTAAGCAGTAGCCATTTTACCTAAACGGTGTCCCCTGCGAAGCGCAAGGTCAAATACTTCTCGTCCAGGTGCAGTAAGAAGGAACATAAAACCTTCATCAATTGCACTTCGGATACCCAAGCGTGGGAACAAAGTAAGAACAGACCATGCATTTACAAAATCATCAGCAATTTTTAACTGTGTTGCCCCACCCATTGCACCAATAAGATTTTTTTTACTTTTAATTTGTCCAGCCATTTGTGCAATCTCAATATAATTGAGAGAACCAATAGCACCAGCCTCTTGAAATGGGTGAATAATCCCAGATGACTCATACTTTAGTACGTCATCTTCTACTTTAAGTCCAACCTTGCCAATTTCATCAGCAAATGCTGGATTAACTTCTAATTTAGAAACAATTGATAAGCCTTCTTTGTCACCAAACTTAGACTTAAGAATTTCGTCCATAAGTTTTTTACCATCTGCGTGACCATCGAGACCAAAACGCTGCATAATGCCAACATACATGTTGCGCATAATGACTACTTGGTCATTAGCATCTGCAACAATAAACTTCTGTGTCATAAAGTCAGCCAAATCGCGTGGCAATACTTGACGCGCTACAGCACGGAAGTTATCTGCAGTCTTATATGCATCTTCTCCAAGAAGAATTACACCACCTTGTGGACTGCGTGCAAAACGCTGTGCAAGTTTTTCTTTACTTGACATGCCAGCATAAAACTTTTTAATATCATCAATGTTTTCAGCAAAGAGTTCGCCTTCTTTACCTAATGTAGATAAAGTTTTAAATGCATCTTCACCATCTGCAGCAATTTCTTTTGCTGTACGACCAGTATAGTTAAGTTCTCTATCTAACCAGCGACCCATACCTTCGCCTAAACGGCGTTGGCTACGTGCAGTAGCCACACCATTGCGGAAATATTGAACACCATCAACACGACCAGAAAGAAATAGCGGTACGTTTTCTACTTGTTCAAAGTATCCAAGCGCAGACTTAGCATCTGTAATGTCATTACGTTCAAGCAACTTAATTGCTTCATCGTTATTGTAGGCAGGAAAGTTTGTTTTAATATCGCGGATAACAAGAGAACGTGCTGCTGTATCTGGAGCATCTTTAAGACGTTTGATTTCTGAACCAAGTCCGTCCCATAGTTTCACAACATCTGGTTCAGTAGCAAAGATTTGACGTACGCCAGCAGTACCGTGTTTCTGCACAATAGCGGCAAGTTTATCTCCACGTCTAAGAAGACTAGAGCCACCAAATGTTAGATAGGTTAGTGGGTCAATTGCTAACTGATAAATAAAGTCAATAGCACCAGAAATATTTTTAGTTTTACCATCAATGTAATCTTGTTGTAAACCTGTATTTGTTGGCTTTGTATCAAACATGCGTGCAATATCACGACCAGGTGAAACCTGTGCATACTTAACGCCATCCATTACTTGCTTAAATTTCTCTGGCTCGTTGTATGCTTCTTGTAAAGCATCAAGCATTTTCTGCGTTACTTCGCCACCAGCAGCAACAATCTCTCCTGGCTTTAATCCAGAAAGAAGACCCTTTGCTACATTTACGCGTTCTTCACCAAAGTACTTAATAGTCTCATCTAATGCGCCGTTGTCGTAAACACGGCGACCATCCCAAGCATCAGTAAATGTTTGTTTATTAAATAAACCTTCACCTTGTTTAGCCTGTCGAGCCATAAGGTATGGAGTATTAATGATGCGTGTCCACGCAGTAAGACCTTTAAACAAACCAATAAGCGGGCTTGCTGCTATTTTACCAGTTGCTTTTAATGCGCCAACAACGTTGTCGCTAAATGTGTCTGCTTCTTGAGCATATGTAGCATCTGGATAAAGAAATTTAATTTTATCTTGTGCTTCTGTTTCTAGTTTAAAAAATTCTTTACGTGCATCTTCTACTGGAAGTTGCATTAAGTTTTTATTTTTTTGAATAGTCCAACTAAACTGTTCTAGTTGTGTTCCTTGTTGAGCAGTAAGATTACCTTGTTTAGCAGCAGCATAAAGATTTGGACTCGTCTTTGCAACGATAGAGTTTACATTGTAAGCCATTAGTATCCTTCATCAACTAATGCTCTGTAAATCATTTCAGTATCGCCACTTGGGTCATACTTAATAAGTTGCTGTAAAGTCTGTGCAAGTGTGTAAGACTGATTAGGACGGTCCATCATAACTTCAGAGCCTGGTCCAGGTCCAGAATTAATTCCAGCAGTTACTGGTTCATTTGGACGTTCGGTTGGAGCCATGAGTGGAGTCGGCTCTGGCATCTGCAATGTTGGTTGCGCGGTATTACTACCAGCCATAGGAGCAGAAGTCTGTTGGTCATATGTTTTTTGTCCTTCTCCATAAGGCATTCCAGAAATATATTTAGCAGGTTGTGTTGGTCCACCATCTGTGCGCTGTGATAGCGCACCAGGACCAGATATAGGTGCAGGATTTTCTGGCTTTCTATAACCGCCTTGTGCCATTACTCGTCCTCCTCATTTTCTTCAATATGATTTCTAATGTCATCCATTGTGACTTCTTGCATCCAATCAGGATGCGATTCTTTTGAGGCTAATAGCCATAGTGCGTTCTCTACAGAGAAGCCAGCCTTACGTAAAGACTTATAGTATTCGTGTAAACCAATTGTATATTCATCTAGTCTTGAGTAGTTATCATCAACAACAGTACGTACTTTGCGCTTACGTTGTGCTGCCATGATTTACTCCTTAAATTGCTCGTTCTCTAGTTGTTCTTACTGCTGCTTGTCCACGTCCATCACCAGAAAGACTTGAAAGCATTGTTTGTAAATCTGGTCTTGCTTGTGGTTGTCCTAACATTGGAGAACCTCCTACTGGTGAGCCAGCAGGAGCAGGGGACATTTGCTCAACCGCATTAGTTGGTACACCAGCAGGAGGAACCTCTTGCTGCGGAGCAAAGGTTTCTTCTATTGCATCTTCTAATGCTTGTCCCTTTTGACGAGCCTTTATTACCGCAGCAATCTTACGAACTACCTCTGAAGCATCCTGACCTTGAGTAGCCATTTGTGGAATTGCTTGTGTATATGCCGTAAGTGAACCAAGAAGCGCCGAGCGCATATCTTCTATTTCAATTTTTTCTAATTCTTGTGTAACGTTAACAGTAAATGGTAATTCTCTCATAGCCATATCTCGGCTGATGAGTTTTCCTCCAAGTGCTTGAAGCATAAAGATAAGACCTTGTGCTGGGTTAAGACCAGCAAGCATGCCGTAGCGAACATCAGCGGAATAATCACCCTTGATGTCTTTGGTTGGCTTGTATGTAATTTCATAAGGTGAACCTGAATCTACTCCACGAATTGTTTTTTCTTCAGGGTAAATCATTTCATCTACGTTAAAGCAAAGACTAATAATGTCCCGAAGTGTTGCAGCAAAAATTGCTTGTGCAGATTTAACCTGTGTATCAAAGGCTCCCATAAGAGCCTGTACTCCTTGACCAGTAACAATAGAAGCATCTATGTTTCCAGTACGGGATTCAGGATAACGCGTACCAACGCGTAGTTCTTGGTTAAGAATGTTTTGTTCTGTAAATGCGCCCTGCGGTAAAGTAAGTTCTACGCGGCGTACACCCGCTGGGTTGGCTGTGCGGATAACCGCATCTCCACCAAGTTGTAGTTCTTGTACATCTTGTGGAAGTACGATAGGTGCTTGAACAGACTTTTCTGCTGCTTCCATTGCAAGTAATGCAAATCTGTTGCGCAGTAATTGAATACCAAGTACGTCATCAAACTGTCCACGCATTTCACCATCAATAGATGGTTTACGTGCTACAACAACCATCATCTTGCCAAGTGGATTTGCCGCTTGAGAAAGAACTAGATTGTTTCTACGCGGTACATAAATTATAGATTGGTCTTTATCGTAATAACGAACCATCTCAATTTGTGCATTAAGGTCTTGGTTGTAACCATCTTCCCCAAGAAGTTCTCTATCATACTCTGGAAACTGAGATACCAGTTCGCCAAGGGTCATAGAATACCGCTTAGCAAATGCCACACAACGTCCATAGCGGTCAAACTCTGGGTAAGCCCCAATAGGATTTTCTATGCGGATACGTGGCAGTTTTGCTTCATCGTCCAATTCAATAATAAAAGGGACG